CTTTGTTTGTTCCGGAGAGGCGGCCGCACAGGCTGTAAATCCTAACATTTCTGATATGAAAGCGACCCTAGAAGAGAAATTTGAGAGATTAAACTTTTATGTTAGATCATCCGGTAACGTTAATTCTAATCGTGCCGAGACGTTGTTAGGTGACTTCACTAATTCTGATGCTGGTTACATGGCTATGTTCATGCTAGCCGACCGGCACTGGAGGCGTGAAGGACTCTTGCATTTTTAAATCCATCTGGTCATCGACGGACGGTCTGTTATGGTTATCGGAGCCGAGAGATTCCTGAGTTGGCTAAAGTTACTCTCCCAATCGACGAAGAGTCGCAATTACTTCGTTACGATCAATCGGATATTTCAAGGAGAGATGTCGCACAAGTCAGCTTAGGATGTCATGTTAACAGAGCCGCCCTTCCCCATGTCGATCCCGGGGATTCCCTTACGGTACTAGATGGAATAAAGAAGAGGATCGCGATAAAAATGCCAGAAATGAGACCAGACATAGAGGGGATGTTTACCAAGTATGTCGATGACTGGCTCAAAAAGAATTTAACCCCCCTTCCACCTTCCAGTGACGTCTCTATAGACACCTGGTTGAACAACACGCATTACCCTGCCTATCGCAAAGAAGAATTGAAGTTGAAGCATGGGAAAATTTATAATTGGAAAGATCCTAAATATCGTGTTGTTAAAAGCTTCATTAAAGATGAAACGTATGTCGACTTTAAGCATGCCCGAACAATTAACTCTAGGACCGACGAGTTCAAAACGTTGGTAGGACCAATATTTAAATTAATTGAAAAAGAATTATTTTCTAGAGTTGAATTTATTAAGAAAATACCAGTTGATATGCGTCCTCGTCACCTTTTGGAGCGCTTTTACAACAAATACAGGTTCCTGTTCAATACTGACTTTAGTAGTTTTGAAGCACATTTCGTCAAACTCATGGAAAACTGTGAGATGAAATTGTACCGTTACATGACTAAGAATTTACCTGACCACAAGAAATTTATGTTTTTAGTCGAAACTGCAATGTTAGGAATGAACAAACTGATTTTTAAAAATATTACCGTGTTGATCAAAAGACGAAGAATGTCCGGGGAAATGTCACTTCCCTTGGCAACGGTTTCACGAATTTAATGCTCTTGAATTTTATTACGGAAGTTATATTGGGTGAACGACCATCAAACAAGCAAGTTGAGGGAGATGACGGGCTTAGCGGAGCCAATAGTCTTCCTCCATCTAAAGATTGGTTGTATCACAATTTGGGCGTTGATCTGAAATTGGACGTCATAGATAAGGTGAGTTCCGCCTCTTTTTGTGGAAACGTGTTTGACCCGACTGACCTCTTGGTAGTTAGCAACCCGATAGAAATTATCGTGGGGTTTGGTTGGACAACTAGAAGATACGTTAGATCAAGTCATAAAAGGCACATGGAACTTCTGAGAAGTAAGAGTCTCTCCCTCCTCTATCAATACCGAGGAAACCCTATACTCTCTTCTCTTGCACAATATGGACTTAGGGTTACTAAAGGGTATCGAGCCCGAGCTGGAGTTATGAACGAATATGAAAGGGAACAATTTTCCGTTATGGTTGAGGACATGAAACGAAATGGACTCCCCATAATACCAGTTCCCCATAATACTCGCGTGTTAGTGTTCGAATTATACGGAATCACTATTGAGGACCAACTTTTAATTGAACAGTACTTAGACAGTCTGAATAATCTGCAATGTATAAACAGTCCTGTATTGGACAAATATGTAAATTGTAAATGGCAGAGATACTTCGACAAGATGAGTGCTGATGTTGACCTCGCACACCAGCTTGACTGCTTGTTGCCCAGTTTCGTGAGAGTCTAGACGGATGATGGTAATAGTCCGTCGCGCGTTAGCCAGCGCGCTATATCAAATACTGGAATTTGCTGATCTAGCAACTCAGCATGGA